ATGCAAAGGGGGTGGCCCTTTAAAGACCCCCTCCCCCCTATTTGATTCCCAAACTCCCATGTAAAATATGACCATTCAAGCCGTTAATTGGCTCAAAACAGCCATAAATATAGCATGAGAGCTTGGGAACACTTATGGAGGATACAACATGAAAATATAGCAATCAAAGGTTGCCACTTTTCTACAGGTTTGGGGTCAAATTGGCTATGAAAATATAACTAAACAGCAATGGAATCTCTATACACTTTGTTATAGATAGGAATGAGTGTGTCTGCGTCATGAGAATATAGCTTTACATGCAAGCCATAAGGATCAAGCTCTAACAGTCGCTGTGCGCCAGCATCTATCTGTTCGTCTTGCTCTTCTATAGGCAAGTCATTAGAGGTTCGCGACAGTATGTAAAGCCATTGGTCTGTATGATAGCCATGCCGTGTGTCATGATCTAGCCACTCATGGTAGTGTGTAAAGGGATTCCATGGGTTGTCTATTGTAGTAATCATATAATCACCCATAAATATGCTCCTTTCTTACTTCTTACCATTAGTGATGTTATACACACTGCTTGTAGATATGCCTAATCTATCAGCAATCTCTTTGCCACTATAACCTTGTGCTTTCATAGCCTTAGCAATAGACTCTTTTGCAGAAGATATAGCAACGGAGTGCTTAGGCGTGGCACGCTTTTTAAGCTCATCCATGTCACAGTGCCCAAGTATATTTTCAAGCTTATTTGGAGATATAGCACGCGCCTGAATAGCTTCCCATTCACGATCAGAAATAACGATCCGGTCTTTGCCATTAGGATTATATTTTTTCCTGGAAGCGGTAATAGCTTGGCCACTAAATTTGCGCTCTTCCTCATAAGTCATCTCAGGATTGTCGCGTTTTTGGTAAAATAACTTCCTATTAGCATCGAGCTGTGCTCGCCTTTCTCTTGGTGCATTCTGAAGTGCTCTCTTATATTTATCGTCAAGAGATTTAACTTCTTCTGCATATTTTTTCTCAGCTTCAGGGTCCTTTTTATATGTAGTGGTACTTAACCACTCTTTTCTTGCGGCATTTCCTAAAGCCTTCATTTGGTTAGCATATTCTGCGTAGTACTTCTCTTTTAAATAACCTGGGTTATCTTTGCTTCCACCAGACGTAAGAGAATATGCATCGGAGTAGAAATCCATCTTTCTAATTTCACTGGTCTTGCCCTTTGTTTTAAGCTCACCTTTAAAATCAGATTCTTCTGCATAACGGCGGACTTTCTTTCCAGGATTAGCAGGATCGTTCACTAAATAATATAGCCTGTCACTGCTCTTATCCCGATTAACAATAACCTTGCCGCCCTTCTCGTACTCGCTTTCAGAAATATACTTTCTTATTGGCTTACCAGTGGTTGCGTCCACATCGTCGTAATATGACAGGCCAGTCTTTCTTTCCTTCTTGACAGTTACATATTCACCAGTGGAAATAAGACGATCCTTAATATTACCACTAGTGGTGGTCTTGCCAGTAGTCTTAAATATCTTCTCACCAGTTTCAGGATCTATAGATCTCTTTATTTCTCCGGTCTTCGGATCCATAGATTCCTTTGTTGCAAACCAGTCTTTTCTCTGGTCTACATGGATAGGACTCTTTGCTCTGGATATGATAGTAGAAGCTCCGCCAGTCTGATATATTTCCTTAAGCTCTTTAATTCCATTTTCTTTCTCAGACCGTTTCCAGTCGAGCTCGTGCTTTTCAGCATCAATAACAACCATGGAATGTTTAACAGCTCTTGCAATATGATCATCCGGCGCGCCTTTAAGCGTCATATCCGTAATAAGATTGGATACTTTGCCCATCTCCTGCTGTTTGAGCTTATTGGTAATAACCTGCATTCCCTCATATTTAGGATATGCTTCCTGAGGATCAAAATCCTTAAGCTCTTTTAAAGAGTCTTTAGATTTGATCCTGACTTTGCTGCTAAGTGGAATAACGACAACAGTATCGCCATCGAAATCAGCGCCTGACAATTTAGCGGCATTCTTAGAATTAATACCAACAGCATCCGGCACGTCGCCTAATATCTTCTGTGCCACAGACCCTTTGTTTCTAACTGTAAGCTCAGCTATCTCAAATGGTCCTGCGTGAGGATATCGAATACACGCAACCCTTGTTCCATCCTTGTAGTTAGGCGCATATATTTCGTTATCCTTAAGTTCAGGAAATGGCAAAATAACATGTGTCTGCTGACCAGGAAATGGCGCCGCTTTAAGTTCAGCTGCTGCAGAGTCGCATTTGTCACCAAACTGAATAAGAAGATTTTTCTTAATAACAGGATTTTCCAATCCTTTAATCTCTTCATATTCAAGTTTCTTATATTTTGCGGCTAAGCCAAGCTGTCTTTCAATAAGCTCTTTAGGCTGCTTGGATAAGAACTGAGAAGCAAGATTTTTATCCCACTTCATCCATGTGCCTTCGGCATTAACTATATTTGCGGCAGAAACATGTCTCGTTCCATCTGGAGCGTCGTACTGAAGCTGAGAAGATATCTTATCATCAATACTTGCACCAAACGGATTATCCCAATTGATCTCTTTAGTACCGTCTGCATTCTTCTTGGTCTTCATCTGCTTTAAGACGGTATTATCACCTTCGCCAAGCATGGGAGTGCCTTTGTGTTTATTCGTGTTGAATACAACATCGTATCCTTCGGGAATATCGTCAGAATACCGGCACATGCCTTTAAGATAATGAGTATTGTCAACGCCCATTCGAATCTGGGCATAACGAGATGCTCCAATAGAAATATCATCCACTCCAGGACGAATCTCAATAAGACCATCTTTCTCTTTACCACCATCTTCGGCATACCTGATTAAGACTCTGTCCGAAGATATACACTCTACTTTGCGAAGACCAAGCTCTGTAAGATCGCCATTACCATCATAGACTTTAGGTTCGTCTTTTACTCTGGCAATATCAAATTTATGCTCAAGCAGATCAGAATATGTTACATCCGGAGCGGTTAGCGTCTTTATGGTAACCATGTTACCAGGAGAGCCCATGTTACGAATATAAACAAGTTCCTGATGGTAGCCCTTATCCTCAAGCAAAGCAATAGCGTTATTAAGATTACTTGAGTTTGTACCAAGCTCAAGCTCAGTTCCCGGGCCTACATCAATATACTTCTTCTTATCAACTAAAGCTTTCAAAATATCAGCCGTCTGTTCAGCGGCATCTCTCTTGCCAGATTTAAAGTCGTTGATCCATCCTCTGATAGTAGACTCATTTACAGCCTTGCCATTATCGGTGTACTTTGCCATCTCTTCGCCGATCTTACGCTTGCTCCAGTCAGGATGGTCTTCCTCATATTTAGCGGCCATCCTCCTAAGCTCGGCAGTACGATTCTTTGTAGCAACAGCATAATCTTTGGCAAGCTTGTCTGTTGATGGTTCTCCTTTCTTATTTACGCATCCAAGCTTTTGAGCTATTTCAATCTCTTTAAGTCCCTCTCGCCTGAGTTTGCGGACCTGATTGTAAAAATCGAAATATCGCTGAAATCCATCTTCTCCGGATCCCCAGGGATACCGTCCAGAATGCCCGCCATTAAGATGACCAACGCCATAATGTGATAAGAAATCACCAGTCTCATCAACGAAGTACACTACCTTCACCCCTTTCAAACTTACTCGCAACGTCGTTTATATGTAAAATAGTATTGAGCAAGGATTTAATTTCTTCGCCTGTAGGCTGCTCAATATATATTTCACCATTTTGATAAATCCGAGCTTCAAAGTTAGTTTTAAGAGGGTCGAGTCTGTTCTCGTAGCAGTACAAAGCGGAATAAATAAAGACCTGCTCAATCTTGGCAGGTCTTGAACCGGTTTTCAGATCAGATATTCTAAGCAGATTGTCTTTAGGATAAAAACGGACGGCATCTGCAGTCCCCTCAATTAGCTTGGATACCGAGAGCTTTTGCTCAGATTCCATCCTAAAGCCTATTGAATCGCAAATAAACATCTTCACAGATAAGAACGCTTCCCCTGGAAGATAACGAAGATGGTTAAGAAATGTCGAGCCAATTTTAGGATCGTACAGCTTCGATGTCTCCATCATGTACTTATCGTAAATATAACTCTTAACTCCTCTCTCAACTTCTCTTATGCCGGAGGGTTTGGATCCTAATATAATCTGATGCGATGACCATTCGTGTATCTCTGTTCCAATATCCGAACGATACTTGTTCTTGAATGCTTCAATAACCTGCGCATCCGTGTACCGTACCCATGATGGTTGGCTAGGAGGGAACGGCGCGTGCGAAATGCTTGTCGAGCTCATGAAGTATTACCTCCTCATTCTCAGGAAAAATATAAGCGGCAAACGACATCTCGTTTAACCGCTTAACATACCTTGGCTGATTAGCCCTTGTTCCTGTTTGTTTTTTAAGTGCTTCTTTCTCGCTCTTTTTCACCTCAAGCACGGCCCAATAATCTTTATACAATATCGTAAGATCAGGAATGCCACTCTTGTAATTTGGGTCATTCTTTAGAACCATACAGCCAGGATAGCGATCTTTAAGCTTTTTAATGAGATCCTTTTGAAAGTCTCTCTCAAGCATTAAATCACCACCCTTCAAAGAAAAATGAGAACAAAATTGCTTGTTCTCTTTCCTATTCTATTATAGGCGAAAAAATGCGCGCGAAAGTGTTACAAAATTGTTAAGTTGCGTTATCTCTGAAATTACCTACATTACACATATCGCACTTCTTCATGTCAACCTCCTTAGCCTATAGAAAATATAAACTAAGGAGATTGTACGTCACCTGCGTTTGACTTTCAAGTAGGTGTTCTCGTTGAAGGATCTCTTCTGTTTCAATGCTCTTGCTATTGCCAGATCAATTGGGGCGGCGCTCGAAAGATGATAATAATATAAGTCATCAAATGGAGTGTTCATCCTGTCAATCCTTCCTTCCGCCTGCTTGGTCATGCGATAGCTGTAGGACTGTGAGAAGAATATCATACAGTTGGTCGTTATGCAGTTCCATCCTTCACACCCGGCAGAATATTGAACCAGGTAAAACCATCTTTCAGAGGAAGGTACTTCAGAGTGTACTTCTCCGTTCCATTCGCCATACTCAATACCAAGTTCTTGTGCGACTTCTCTGAGCCTGTGGAGCTCATAGGAGAAGTTGTAAAAGATGATGATTCTTTTATGGTTTTCAGCAGCTCGTCGAACAAAATCGTATCTACTATCATTATCGTTTGCTACCTTTCTAAGTAAATAAAAGAGCTTACCAGTTTCTTCAATAGGCTCATCATCATACGGATCCCATCTGTCTTTCCAGACCGTCTTATATAAAACCTTATCGTAGTTGAAGCGCAAATATAAATGCTGAGGATGTGTGTGCCTGTCAACAGGAAGAGGAATAGAGATGTCAGCTTTGTGTTTTAAAAGCACGCTCTCGTCAAGATACTTCTCGACTTTTGGATACTTTGTAAATCTTGAAAATACGCAATGCACCCTGTTAAACTCAGTCTTATTCTTATAAAACCCATTTGCCACGAAGACAGGAATATAATCTTCCCACTTATCGCCAGGTGTTGCGGAGAGAAGTATCCACCTGTTTTTCCTTGCTATGTTTAAAAACGCTTTTACCCAAGCGCCTGACCCTACGACTCTTTGTTCATCAAATATAAAGAACGCACCATATACCTCTTTATACTTCTTGATGTTGTTCCATGAGTCAACTACAACCTTCCTTTTTATCTTAAAAGGAAAAGCCTCGTCTTCCCACTCTTTAGAGTCTCTTTTCTTTGCTGTTGTAATAATATAAAGATCGCGGTCGGGGCAGTCTTTGGTATAGTAGGCCAGGGCAGTTCTGCTTTTCCCTGACCCAACGTCACCGACAAGGATACAGCCATTCTTCATCTTCCTTACTGCATCGATCTGATGCTCATTAAGCTCAATATTCATCACTGTACCCAAGCCTCTTCATTTCTCGCTCTCTTTCTTCTTCCCGATCCAGCACCTCTTCAACGCAATACCTTAAAAAATCGCTCACGCTTATATTATGCTTCATTGTGTGTTGAATAAGCCTGTCATAAACGTCATCTGTAAATCTCGCAATGACCTTGTTATTCTTCTTTTCGCTCTCTTCTTTTTTAGGACGACCTATTTTATGGGATACAATCCTCACGTTTCTTATCGGCACATAAATACCTCCTTCTAACTCGCAAAAGCGCTAATTTAGAGACGACAAAAAGTCCTAATTTAGAGACTACAAAAAGTGCCTAATTTAGAGACTACAAAAAGGAGCAACATACTTTTGCGAAAAAACTCTATTTTAAAATTTTTTTCTCAGAAATAAAGAAAAATGATAAAATAATTTGCCCATTGTTGACGTTTTTGTCGTCGCTAAATACAATAGCACACATACGCTTTGCAATCCGTACTTTTTGTAGTCGCAAAAATACCGACTTTAGAGACTACAAAAAGTCTCGAAAGTTCAATTTTGCTAGAATAATTGTTGACGTTTTTGTAGTCGCAAAACTAATTGTTGACGTTTTTGTAGTCGCAAAATTAAAAATCGTACTTTTTGTAGTCGCAAAAGTCGCCTTTTTGTAGTCGCAAAAGTCCGGGTAGTTCACCCAAAATCACTCATCTGAAAGGGGTACGCCGGCCCATTTCTGCTCTAAATAGTCGTCCTCAAAGTCGTTCCTGCCGCCCGCAGTCTCATCTAACGAGAACCAAAGCTCATTAATAACAGCCGTGCAGGGCTTCTTCGGATCATACTTATACGGCCTGAACCCGATGTCGATGTTCTTGATGTGAGCTGTATCGACCAGGACGAACTGATCAGGCTGCAGAAGCTCCGGTCCGTTATCTGTCTGCATCATGATCTTCGGGCTCGGCTCTTCCTTCCCTGTCCTCCTGTTGACAAAACTTTTAAGTCTCGCCCCAACAGTCCTTCCGTTCTCATCAAGCACCTTATCCACATAGCACACGAACTTGATAAAGTACCTCTCTCCCTCGAACATGAGCGACCCATCCTTGTTCTTGTGGTACTTATCCTCTGCCCTGCCGACAAGGAAATCATTCTCCCTCAGCCCATTGGCAATATCATCCTCATCAAAATAGATGGTGATGGCTCTCTGCGGATCCTTGTTCGGATCATCATAGATCGACTTGGTGTGAGCCCCGGCAAGGTTTGAAAACTTAATATCAGTAGCTCCGTTGATTCCCTCAAGTGAATAGCCATACTTTCTCTCTGTAAATCTCATAATTAATTCTCCTTTTCTTTTAATGTTTTTGAAATATCAACACTTCCATCATCACCATACGTGATAGTCTGGCAGTCACAGCAAGGGTAGATATCCCTGCCCTCGACCTGAGACTGGATTGCGCTTGCGTAAAACTCACATGTCCTGCAGTACAAAATATCTTCACTGCCCATTATCCACTTCGTCGCTATGCTGCTCGCCATCATTTTCTCCTTTCGCTGCTCCGGCCACTACCTTCTTTGAATCAAGGAACTTAAAGCGATTGGTGGACAGCTGAATGATCTTGCCATCCTCAAGCTCGATAACGCCAACAACCTCTTCAATAAGGTTGCCCTTCTTGCCGGTCAGGGTCCGTGATCCGAACCCATGAAACCAGCCTTTCTTTCCCTCGTATACAGCTACATTAAAAATCTCTACAGGTCTCATATATATTCTCCTTTCTTAAAATGGAACCTCTTCATCAACGCCCTCAGGGATGTTTAAAGCATCCGCAAGTGGGTCGTTATCATCTTGTACAAACCAGTCAAAGTTGGCATTTGGAAGTGCACAAATATCATCCTTTGCCTCATCAACAAGAAGCCTGAAATACTCAAGATCTATCTTGTCTTTAAGACCTTTCTCAACTACATCTGAGCTCTCAAGCCACCGAAACTTCTTACCGCCAAGACTGGTTCCGGGGGCTGCATACCTCTTGCCATTAGCAACGCGGTACAAATATCCGCCTCCAGTCCCGTCTTCTACCGGCACGAACTGTCCTACCTTGCCAACGAACTTGAGGTTATGACCGGCTCTGATCTTACTATCAAGCTCTTCCATCTCTTTTTTTGCTTCATCTAAAGATGAAAATGCTTTCGGAATCTCGCCCTTTGAAAGCTTGCCTGATAGATACTTAAATCTCTTTTCTTCCGCTGTCACATCACTAAGGCCTTCGTTTAGATCAAGATACAGGGCATCTTTTGTTGAGAATGTCTGGCAGTAGTCATCAAAGTAGATAGGCTTATGAGTAAATAAAGTCTTTCTGATGACTTCATTCTTAAACTCATCGGCCTTGAACGACCACGAGCCGTCTTTAAGCTTTCCGACATATGCAGCATCATTTAAAAGTGCGAACTTCTTAAACTCAGCTTCTGTCTCAAACTCGTATCCGTACTCTCTGCCAAAGTCGACAATAAAGTCCTGAACCTTCTTGTCTGCATTTGCAACCTTGATTGAGTCAGTCTTGATGTGAACAACCGTATAGCCCATCTTCTCTATCTGGTCCTTTAAAACCATCATGAAAAGATTGCCCCTTTTAGCAACGATGTTGTCGACATTTCTTGAGTCTTTAAACTCATTGTTAAAGCCGGCTGATGTAAGACCGTAAATAGAGTTGATGATGATCTTAAGTGCCTGAGCCATGTCTTTATATGACTCATCATTAAGAAATGGTATAAGTGCTCCGTTAAGGTATTCTCCTGCCTTCTTAAAGTCCTTATGCTTAACTGCAATCCTCGCAAGCACCAGTTCTCTAAATATCTTTGTATACCTTGGCCCAAAGAGTACCTCTGCGATGATTGAGGATGGATACTGAGACGCGATATCGCCATCGTACACATCTCTCCACATGCCTTTAAGGCTAAACGTCCTTCCGCCTTCTCCTCCATAGTCTCCCATGAAGAAGCTCTTCTTGCCCTTCTCGCCATACCGATCGAACACATAGCCCGGGAAGAACGGAAGAATGCTCCACCCCTTGGGCAGAACCTCTCCTGGAATATAATCCCTCTTCTCAGGAAGACCTTTCTCATTCCAGACTCTGAATTTGTAGTCCTCTCCAAACTTTTCAACATACTCTTTGTATCTCTCGCCCCCAACAGGCTCTGACAGATCTCTGTAGTTGAATTCAGTCTGGGGATTTTTGTTGTTTCCAAATATCGTCCTCTTGGAAAGAGTGTTTGCGGTATCTCTTGGGCTTGCGTTAATTGAATCGCCATGAAGCGCATGAACCAGTGATACCTGGAAAAGACGAGCTTTGTAGAAGTTTTGCGTGAAAAGATACACGGCCTCTGTTGCAAGTACGTCGTTTTTGCAGTACTTTACAATCTCATCCCACTTTTCTTTAGGAGCAGGTTCGCTCCATGGAATATCCATCTCCTTGTGAGTTGTAGAGCCCCTAAAGGATGCTATAGCCCTTATCTGATCTTCGTTGTAGCCCTCTTTTCTAAGCTCTTCGTCAGAGAAGTTAGAAAGACCTGAGAGCATGATCTCCCACTTCTTAAGGCTCATTCCCTGCCCTGCAGCCTTTGTATACTCATATACATCGCACTCAACCATTCTCTTGGCATCCCACGACTTAACATCCTGGCGATTTTCATTGATCATGGCATGAGACAGATTATAAAGCTGCTCGTTGCTATCACCCCTTGATGCTGCCCAGAGCATGTGGCAGTCATACTCCAAGATGTTAAATCCAATTAGAGAAAACTTATCGAGTAGCTCTTGCACCTCGTGAGGCTTTGGATTTATCATTGCTACAACGTTAGATGGGATAAGGTCAGTTCCAAGCATTTTCCAACAAACAAGGAAAAGACCCGGATTGCCACCCTTTGGGCGGTAGATCTCAATATCAATGACGATCTTTTTGCCGGCATAGTTCTTTAAAACAGTTCTCCCTGCAACCTTTCCCTTTTCTAAAAGCTCGCTCTCAATCTCCTCTTCCTCTTTGGATGCAAACTTCATATGGGCCACAAGACTTAGGCACCTGTCCGCCTGATTTGTAGACTTTGATGCAAATATCAGCACTCTTTGTCTAAGATCAGACACGTTGTAGGGAATGTTTGATTCATACGCCTGATTTAAAAGCTCATAAATATAATTGACAGAACTTGAGGTATCAGCGTGATACTCTTTATTTAAGTTCTTCTCAATCATGGACCGAAGCATCTTTTCATTCTTGATGCCTTCCCAGTTATACGTTTTCTTCACTCCTTTCTTTGGAAGGCCGGAAGACAAAACCGCAATCTCTTCATTATTGCATTTTGTAAGCCGCCTTCTAATTGCGGAGTTTCCTTTAAAGACCTTAACTTCAATATCCTCAGAATATAAAGAGCTCAGCTCCTCAAGCGGAAATCCATTCCAGATGTAATAAAGGTGGATTCCCTGCCCCGATTTGCTAAGCTCTGCATATGTCTTTGGAAACTTTGAAGCACTTTCAATGTTCTTCTTAAGATCTTTTACTCCGCCCTCGCCTTTAAGATCAAAATCAATCATGACTATGGGGAAGTTTTCAGGAGGCTTTACGTAGTGACTATTCTTTGTGTCAATATCACGAAGCTTTGTCTCTACATTTGCCCATGCTTTCTCGGGCTGCCCTCCCTTTCCATAGTCTTTTTCATACTGTGCCGCCCAGTTTGCATACTCTATGTCAAACCTGGACTGTTGCTCTTTAAAATCAAGCCATCCTAAATTGTCCAAAGTATCAGTATTGCGAGTATTATCAGTATCATCACTAGTATCGCTACTATCGACATGATCATCTGTCTCCTCCTTTGCTGAAAACCTGTCGTACCTGAATCCGGAATATAAGTTCCTTACTCTTTTCCCCTCAATGACCGCACTTTGGTCAAAGTTCCTGAAGTAGTTTCGAAGCTCTGTCCTGAAGATTCTGTAAGACAGTTTGTAGGCGTTTGCAAAATCGCAGTACTCAAGATACGACTTCCAAGCCTCGGTAAGCGTGACCATGTCTTCCTGCCTGTAATGGTCATAGTTATGCTCCACAAAGTCATAAAAGTCATTGGTCGCAGCCATCATCTCGGTTGGAATATAAGCATCGTAGTAGTTCTCACCCAAAGTCTCAAATACCTTGATGCAGTGAGACGCAATCGCTCCAAGCTCGAAATTATAAATCTTATCCATCAGGGCTTTGTAGCGTTTGATAGGAACTTTCTTTCCTGACGAGTGCACATCGATAAGGCGCCTGATTAAACCGCTCTTTGCATTGGTGATCTTAACCGGAGAGTTTGTTCCCATGAATATAAATGAATGGAGAGCAAGCGGGAACTTCTTCTCATTCTTTACATTGATCTCCTGCGTCTCATGGGAAACTAATGAGTTCAGCCTTGTGTTATCCTCAATCTTTGAAAGATCACCGTCGTGCTGAATTGCAATAAGCGGGTTATTCTTAAATGGCTCAAGCGCAAAGTCTTTCTTAGAATCGCCAAGCTCTTTTGCATCAAACGTTGTCCAGTAGCGCCTCATATCCTTATCGCTCTTCTGCCCAAACAGGCGCTGAATAATGTTAAGGACTGTGGATTTACCAGACCCGGCTTCGCCGTAAAAGACGATGAACTTCTGAATATGCTTTGAGTCTCCTGTAAATATTGAGCCTATCGCCCACTCTATCTTCTGTCTGTTCTCCGGAGTATAGAGTGTATCCATCAGCTCATCGTAGCTTGGGCACTTATCAGGACTATCCAGCGAGTATGGAAGCTTAAAGGAAATATAATCCTCCCTTTCTGTCTCCTGATTTGCAAACACGACATGATCATCCAGTGGGTGAAAGCAGTTTGTCGGCATATGCTTTTCAAGAAACTTAAGGAGCCTGTCCATCTCCCCCGAATCAGAGTCCCACATCCACTCGACTGTTACATCCTCGCCCATCTTCTTATGCGCAGAGGCGCATTTTTCAAGCTCGGCATCTGTCGAGTTTATGATGTAGCTCCATGCTTCAATATCTCTGACCCAGGTTTTTGTTACCGCATTGTAAACGGCATAAAGTTTGCCGCCTTTGGTCATTACGTCCTCGGGCGGCATTTTCGCAAGAGAGTTCTTCACTCTGATGCGCCTTTTTCCCTTGATAAACGAAAAGTCGTCTATCCTTTGAAAGTCAAGAAGCATTCATCATCTCGCCTCCTCCTTAATCAAATTGTTCCAATTTTATGCTGCTCCTCAAGCTCTTTTTGAAGATCGGGCCACGGTGACCACGGAACATCGATAATATAAACATCAGGATCTATTGTTTTATTCTTGTACCACTCGCTCTCTCCGGCTTTAAAGACAAAGAAGTCAAGCCAGTAGCAGTCGCACTCAACGTTTAAAAGATCATAAGACCATCCTGCCCTGTCAGTCTCTGGCGTGCAGAGATCGTCTTTCCCAAGGAACTTCAAAGCATCGCTCATTGTCACAACTCCCCATCCTCTGGAGTAGTCAACAAGCTCCTGATTGATTCTGTTCAGGCCGTCAATGACCTTTGCGTGCGTGGATTTGAAGTAAATTGGCTTATCGAGCCACCAAATAAGATACTCATGCTCAAGCTCCCCGTCGCCATCGTATGTGGCTTTGGATGCTTTCTGCATAATATCAATGTCCCTGGCCTCGCCATCTTCCTCTTTGACAACACCTCTGTACTTCTCAAACTGCTCTTTGATCCTGTTCTTATTCGCTGCTACCCCTGCTGCAAGGGCTCCTGCTGCCGCGATTTCTTTTCCGCCGAAATAATCACAAAGAACGATGCTTGCGATAGTTGCAGCTCCTGCTGCCGCTGCAGGGCCGTAGGCTTTGACGTTCTGAACTGCCGCTTCTTTCCTGTTATCAGGATTGCCCTTCTCCATGATCCTCTCAGCCTTAAGTCTCCCCCCTCTTGCTGCAAGATAGGCAGTTGCGGGAACACCGGCTATAGCCAGAACCTTAAATACGGTTCTCATTGTCTTTACTTCCATATCTTCTCCTTTCGAAAAAATAAAGAGGCCTATCTTTTGATAAGCCCCTCCTTTTGAAACCTAATTTTTTTACTTTACAGGTGCATAATTTTTCTGGTAAGGATAGTACTTACCATCCGTGATGTCTCGCTTTTCCTTGCAAAACGGGCACTTCCCATCCGGATACGTTTCAGTTAATATTCTGCAACGTTTTCCGGATTCGGATTTCCCAAAGCAAGCTCTGCTTTCCACGCATTCCGGTAAGTCTCTTTCATTCCTATACGCCATAATAAAGTCCTCCTTTAAATATCAAAACCAATAGTTCCTATTAGAGGAGCTTATTTTTTAGCGAAGTCCCAAGTAGACACCTCTACGACCTTGGGAACAACTATGCCTTTTACATACGGCAGGGTCTCGATCCAATCGCAAAACTGCTGCCACTCGTCAAGCTTGTGGTGCCTTCTGTCCTTATAGATGCTATAAAGGACCTCATAGTTAAGCAGCACTGTCCTTTTCTGGTTGTAGCTTGACGGAAGAAGCTGGATCATCTGCCACCAGTACCGCTTGTCTCTGGTTTCGAGATATAACTTGCGATAATGATTAAGAACATCGCATGTATGCCATAAAAATGTAAGTGCATCGCACTCGATCTCGTCCTGATTTCTGTCTACAAGAGTAAAGGGGTCACCGTCGCCATCTTTCCACAGTTCGCTCAGCAAATGCTCGCGAGAGAAGTCCTCTAATTCAAACTCCTTCGCAGCAATTGTATGCATCGTAGAGCAGGAGTTGGCTACAGTGCCAACCTTGTAAGTGTCAAACTCCTTCCACCAGTAAAGCGGCGCTGTAATATCAAAATACACCCCAACAAAACGCCTGAACTTGGCATGAGATGACCCGCCGGATGAGAGATTTTCCATAAGCTTAAGGTCTGAATCTCCGATATCTGGTATTATAGTTCTACTAACCTTGGTAAAAGTACTATCGCTCTTATCCCAGGAGTTATAAGAGTTTCTCATACCTCTAACTGCGGGACCAAAACCACAAATCTCAACCTTTTCAATCTTAATCATTATTATTCTCCTTTGCTATGCCGTGCTTTTTAAGATACCTGACCATGTACTGGCACTCTGCCCAGTGCTCACATGTTATAATGATCGTCATGTCACTAGGTGTAACTCCTCTAAGAACCTTTGGCTCAAACCTCATGCAACCGTCGTGGCAATAATCCTCAAGATTAAGAGTTATCATTTACATCCTCCAGTCTTGCCTGCAGCATCGAAATATCAGTCCTAATCCCTTCTATGTCCACGATTACAGATCTGTCGTGCTCCAGGATCTGATTATTCGTGTCTATAATGTTATCGACGTGAGCGAGCGCCTTATTAACTTCGTCTACCGTTTCTGCAAGATCTGCTCTTGCCCCTCTATAAAGATCTTCTAAAATACCAACGTAATCTTTATACCCATCTACGCTGTGCAGAAGCTTTGAACACTCTAAAAGCGCAAAACCAGATGCACAAAGAGATACTAAAATCCCAACTACTAAGACTAAAAGTTCAAATGTCGTCATCTTTTTCTCCTTTCTCAAACGAAGCCATAACTTTCTCGATCTCATCACTATGTTTTCCAGTCTTTTTACAATCCTTAGGTTCTACCCGGATAGTACCGAGTTCTTTCGTGAGTACTCGCACTGAATTTTGGGAAACAAAATCTGTGATATATCCTCTATATTTCTTGCTGACAATAGACCCTACACTAAACTCCACCTCATCGCCTACGCGCAGAGCTTCCTCCTGATACTTCTTATCCTTAGCTAAGGCTTCATCAACTGGCATTTCAAAAATGGTATTATCACAATGTGAACCAAATGCTGAATCAAGCTCTGACCAACTATAGGTGTCCTCTCCAAACGCAGCAATTCTCCTTGCAAGATCCCAAGCCTCTTTTCGACCTTCTTTCAGAGCCTTTTCCTTCACGCCCTTAACTATAAGGTCAAATTCGCCAGGACCCATTGAGTAGGTTATTAAAGATCTCTGAACAGTTCTATCCTTAGTAAGACGCTCTGCTAGACGTCCGTACACGCTGTCGATAGCTACTATCGGATCCGTAGCTGCTACGGGATTAACGTATGTAATCGCCGAAAACGGTTCAAGATTGTCAGCTGTCCACGCTTTTCCTCTAATTTCCATTAAGATTCTCCTTTCTAAGTTGCTCTAACGCCTCTTTTATCTGTTCCTCAAGGGCTTCCTCGTCTGAATAGTCATGCGGAACGCTTATAATCACGAACTTTTCCGTTCCAGGCCACATTACAGCGATTTTGAATATCCACATATCGACATCATAGTACGCTACTATTAATGCATGGTATTTGCTGCACATACGGTCTGCGAATTCGTACATCGCTGCAGTTTCTTCATAGCCCATTCGATTCTCCTTTCTTTTCCCTTTTGATGACGTACTCCAATTCTGGTTCATTGTAGTATTCCATCATCAGTGCCTTAACGAGAAGCACTGCAGTATCTAAAGGCATATACCTTGCCACGTCAACATTTCCAGTTGACACCTTGTATAAATCACATCCCATTGTCATTCTCCTTTCTGCCGTTTCTCCTATTCGTATCACGTAAGCCGGAATATCAATGTTTGAAAATTTTTCGCCACCTACGCCAAACGCAATATCGTGAACGTGTTCAATAATCTTTGCCATTGATTCAAGGTCGGTTTTCTGTCCCTTGCCAAAACCATGAACAGTGATGTAATAGATAGCGGACAACCTCTTGCCGATTTCGTTTTTATTCTTTTCGGTAATCAGCCTCATCTGTTCTCCTTTCTACAATTGCTTTGACAACGGATAGGATTGCTATCTCTTCTGCTTCCGTCAGAACTGTCTTTCGATTTGATACCGTCGCCACGGTGTTTGTGAGAGTTGTCATTGTCTGAGGCATTACAATCTCAATGGTGTTTCGTTTCGGGTAGTAAATCAGAGAATATCCGTCACAGTAAATCATCGGTTCTCTCCTTTTCTTTCATCACTCTTCACCCTCTTCTGTTTCATAGTAATCAAGGGAATTTCTGGCGCAGTCATAGCAAGTCCCGTCATCCTCGCGGTAGTGTATACATCCACCACACCATTCATTGTTCATCGATTTCTCATTGAATCCGTTCCAAAATGCAGATTCCTCGTTGAATCCGTCCAAAAATGCATTTGCCATAATGCTCTCCTTTCAAATATCAACCAATACAAAAATACTCAGTCACTCCATTTGGAGCTAAAAGTGTGGCATAAACTGACCCCTGCACAAACTCAGCCTGAAATATCACGTTTGGAGGGAGCTGGCTGCCGTTTGTAAGCAGGTACTTAGCAACATCGACAGTTTCTTCCCCTGGAGTCTTTTCGAAGTTTCCATCAACCGTGCAGGAATACTGCAACGGATTGTTCTGATAGATAACCTCTCTCAAAGTCCCGGGAAAACGAGAGTCCGCGACCCTGTTAAGAGCCACGGACCCAACGTATGTCTTCATTTGACGATCACACCCTTCGACCTCGCCGCAGATAAGGTGCGAAAGCAAATATAAATCTTCCTCGCTGTACGGCGCTTCGGTTTCCGTTTCCGCCTCTGTCTCCTCCACCACTTCTCCGTACACGATCTGAGGCCTGATGACGTTTCTATGAGCGTCTACAAATATCAATACGCACCAGATCACAATGAGGATCAGCGCTACTACCAAATTCTTAACTTTTCTATTCATCAGCTCTCCTTTCGGGGCATGGGCGTAACCTTATCACTTCTATTCTTCTTCCTCGCCTCATAATCTCTGCTGAACGCGCCGATTACAGAAAGAAGGAAGATCGCAAGGATGCCAAATGTTACGGCCGCCACAAAAGCAATAAATCCAATCTTGATTCCAAGCAGTATCATAAAACCTCCTTAGTGCGTAATCTTGTTGGCAAGGGACGCATAGATGTTGGAGACATCATCAAGTCTTGACTTGTAGCGGGTGGTGAGATTGTCAAGCTCATCGTTGAATCTCTCCTCGCCATCGTTCTCAAGCTTGTCGATAAGATCGTCTGCAGCATCCTCGATCTTGTCCTTCATCTCCTTCTGATAATCGCTAAGATCTCCGATCAGGGAATCCTTCTCCCGGCGAATATCATTAAGATACTCGGTCTTAGCATCCTTTGCTGCTTTCTCGATAACTGTCTTGTGGGCCTCGTCAATGCTCACTCCGGCAACCTGCTCTGTAAGCTTCTGCTCAATCTCAGGCTCCAGTGCCTTGACCTTTGCGGAAATATCATTCTTGATCTTAAGGATCGCCTCTGCCTTGATGCCATCCACGGTCTCCTGAACCTTTGTCGGGATGACCCGGTCAAGTTTTCTCTCCGCCATAGCCGACACGACCTCATCGATAAGCTTATCTGAGATCTCGAAGGTAGTTCTTGACTCAATGTCGTCAAACGTTGCACCAAGTCTCTTGCAGAGCTTGGAAACCTTGAGAAGTGATACTCCTCCAAGAACCATAGATGTGATAACACCGCCACCCATAAGCATTTCTTTGTTTGTCATAATGTTTCTCCTTTCAGTCTTTCATTAAGGTAATAATTCATTTGATCCCAAATACTGCAAAGCCTCTGGTCTTTCTTGGGATGGAGCAAAGGAAACAGTCCTCCGTTACCATTTGCCTCATACGATCTTGAAAGCCATGCTTTAACAACTCCTTCAACAAGGTCTTCCCTGTAGACCTTATCTGTTGCCGGGTAAAGCCCAAGGTTTGAAATCATCTCCCAAAACCACTTCTCTGGCTTCTCTTCCCCAGGCTCTGCCATGATGTCCTCTTCAATCCTTATAGACAACGCCACGAGCATCTCTAAAATGCTGCACGGCTCTAGCCTGTCAGAATATAAAAGGTAGTCTCCGGTCTCGTTTGCGTATCTGTCTCTTAAAAACATCCCGTCCTTTGCCCTGTTAGCATCGGTCGGAATCTTAAAAGACCACGTAAACGGGGTATCAAAAAGATAAGCAAGAAGGCGTCTATGTCGAACTGCCCCCTCGCTTATCTTGTCTGTAAGATAGTTTAAGTATTCCTCTCTGTTCATTTAACCTCCGTAATCTTCCGACAGAGAGCCTACTACTTTAATGATGTGATAGTCACACTTTCGATCGAAGTTCCGGACGAAAATTTCACGCTCCAGATTGTTCACGTCGGCAAATCCGTACTTGATAAGAGCGTTGCCAATCGAGTCGGCTACCTCGTCCGTGTCAACTATATCATCGTAAGTCCCTCCTTCCGGAATGAGCGTAGCATCTTCTGTGTAGTAATAAAGGACCCGGGTAGAATATCCGTCCTGACCGAACATCGCTGCTCTGATCAGCTTTGGAGGCTGAGGCTCGTGTTTGACCGGCTCTTCATCCTCTCTTGGATGCTCTGATTCCGCAGGATCCTCTGTTTGGTAGTAAGATGTGTAATCTGTAGCAAACGATCCCTGCCGCTTTTCAGGCTTCTTCTGCATTCTCTCAATAACCGCCTGATTGTACTCGGTCTGCGCTTTAAAAAACTCGCCGATGCCCTTTTCTAGTTCGTGTAGCTTTTCTTCTGCCTCTGTAGAAATATCATCCTCCGTATCGTCAGAAGTGGTTTTGTAGGCCTTGTCGAGCTCATTCTGATAGTATTCGTCCATCTTTTTAAGCTCTTCGTCGGACTTCTTCAAAACCTCCACGTACTTCTTCTTAAAGAAGAATGCAGAAACGCCAGCTCCAACACCAGCGCCTGCTAAAAATATCAATGCGTACTTTAATGCGCTCATGACTCCTCCTTCCTTATAATCTCATTAAACCGGCTGTGTGTCTTCCATATATCATTAGCAGCGATAGTCACTGTCCCCTTATAGAAATAAGAGCCAGGAGCATCGTTTGTAAGTACGACGTAGTATTTGTCTTTGATGTCAAGAACGATTCCAACGTGCCTGGTATACTCTACCGCCAGTGTTCCATATGGCTCTTTTGCACGCCACCCAATTTCATCACCAACGTGGATCACATCACGCTCCGCATCATATTCCTTAAATCGGTCCATGAACTCTTCAAGGCCCCATTCGCGTATAACATCGCCGATTGTTTCTACGCCAAACGCTTCTTCAAGTTCTTCCTGCTCATACTCGCTGTCGATTTTTATCAGCATGTCCCATGCGGATTTTGCTTTTTCTGCTGCAACAATCTCTTTTGTAATGTTCTGTGCCGCAGCGTTTTTCCAACAAGTTCCATATGCATATTTGTATCCTTCGTTCCAGGCACGGCGAAGCTGCTCCTCAACAACCGTGCTAAACTTCCTCGCATACTTACTATTTATAGTTATGAATTCATGAATGCGATCCATACAGTTTTCGACGCATCGATCCTTGGGGCTCTTGTCCTCGTCCATAACCTCTTCAATAGAAATATTTACTTCCGTAACGTTGTCAATTTTCATTTAAGTTCTCCTTTCTTAAATATCAATAGGTCGCCCAACCAATCCTGCCGGTGATTGGCTTCGGGTCAATGTTAAAATCAATAAGGAAGATTGGCTCAAGGCCGTTCACAAACCATCTGGACGCAGCATCGTGCACGTTGAATATGCCAAAGTCCACGTGATTTGTGGTTCCGTCAGGATTGTCTCTGATGATCCCCATGACCCTTCCTGCGTCTGTTGGCGGATACCCAAGCTCGTCATACATGTCGTTTAAGAATATATGACCGTTCTGCTGAAGCTTCTGGTCAAGGAAGTTCTGCTTGCCAAGAAGCCACATCTTGTTATACTCAGGATCGTCCCTCCATGCCGGATTAAGTTCATCAAAGAACCTTGAATACGGATTGCACTTGGATCTGGCGGTCTGTTTATCTGAAGGATCCGTGAGCCCCGTTGACTGAGCTTTCTTGATCTTTTCTGTCTTGAAGCCCTCTTCCAAATCGTTGAACTTCTCCTCGCCAAGCTGTTCTTTGTAGAACTTCATCTTGTCGTTGTACTTCATAAGCAGCGCATTATACGCAGCACTCATGCCAACAACCAGTTCCTTGCAGTCACATATCGCTCCTGCAAAGCACGCGATAGAAACCCCGGTAAAGAGTGCGGGAAGTGCGTAATTCTTTCCAAGGTCGATCACATAGTCTACCTTGACCTTGCGAATATCATTCTTCTCATCAGCCTCTGTATACTCTTCCGGCTCGATCTTTCCTTCCTTTACCATCTGCTTTACTTCGTTGACGCTATCGAGCCCTTTGTTTCTCTTCTCAAGTATGCCTGCACTCTTTAATGCAGCCTTGTGAGTCGTATACAGAGCCGCTCCAAGTGATGCAACGCCAAATATAAACTTAATCTCAGGAGAATACTTCTTTGTTGTAAGAAGAATGTGTCCTGCAATACTAGATAATCCCATTTCTATACTCCTTTCAGTTAATGCGAACAGGCTTCGGGAACTTCACCCACCAACCCCTGGCTACATGTTCGATTGGTACATGATCTAAATTTGTCCATCCCCAGTTGTTATCCGGGAATTCGCTCTCAATCTGCGCTCCAAGCTCCTCGTCGATAGTCGTGACATAGTCATACATCTCAAGTACTGACACGCCTTCGTTGTCATACCTTCGAAGATCGTTTCTAAGATTGTTTAAAAGTTCAACTGCTCTTTCTCTGCTTGGAAATACGATTCGATCCCAGTGAACCTTCACTTTCTCTGTCGGCACTACCGGCTGCCTGTAGTTATCCTTGTAATAATTGTCATACGATGCTTTATGCCCCGGACCTTTAGAATATCCGCTGTAGTAAGTACTGCTTGCCTCATCTCCGTAGATTGCCTTCTGGATTCCCGAGATGAACATGTCGGCAAGAATATCTTTCGCCTTCGGGATCATGACTTCGTTGACAACCGACAATGCCACCGTCTTCAAATCGTTCTCAAACAAAGCGTTGACGATTCTTGTGCTCAGTGGCTCTTTATAGTACTCGATAAGCCCCTCCACTTTTTTCTTCGGCTCTTTTGTTGCCAAAGAGGCGAGGCGATCGGCTTCCTTCTTAATCTGATCGTCTAACATAGATTTCTCCTTTGAAAAAAAAATAGAGAGCCAATCTTTCGATTGACCCTCTAGTTTCGAGTTACTTAAACCGTTTCAGATCTCGGATTCCTCATTATGGAATTCACTCTGAAAAGTTGTGGTCTCCTGCGGACGCGTATACGCCTTCTGACTCTGCTGCCATTCTTCGAACTTGGCCTTCCGTCTCTTTGACGTTGCCTTGTCGATGACAAGAAGTCCTCCGACGACAGCCCCGAACGCAGCCGCAACACCCTCGATCACTCGACCGGTGGTCTTGAGCCACTTCGGAACTCCCTTCTTCTCCTTCTTTTCATCAGCAGGCTTCGTCTCCGCCTTCGGAGCTTCGTTCTGCTGCTCAGAGTTCACTTCTTTGTATTCGCATTCGCTAACTACTTTCTTTTCATCTGCCATGATAATTCTCCTTTCGTCTTTTGGCAGTTTATAGTTCCTCATTAGAGGAGCTAATTTTTCTGCGAATCCTTGTATTTGAACTTAACCGGCCTATGAGAATATGAATTTACCGGATTATCCAAACACTCAAAACACGGATCGTCCCTCTCGGACAGTTTGCTGAATGCGCAAAGCTCACAATATTTGTGAAACTCTACGATCTTGTCAGGATTAAGTTCTCCCATTTTTCCTCCTTAGTAATACCTTGCTCTCGGGCTGCTGTAGGACGAATACGCCATGACAGGCTTTGTGTAAAAGTCCATGATGTACCCAGGCTCTTTGGTTCCATCCGCAGCCTCATACTCGAACGTGTTATTAAGATTCACGCTGATCTCGTCGTGCTCTGTTGCTTTCCACACAAACAGATCTGCAAATCCGCATCTGGACAGGCCGAAATCATCGAAAATATCAGTCATTCGAACTTCATAGTCCTCCCAGCCCTTAGCCTTTGCTTCTCTCAAAGCGCAGCTCCAGTTGTTGACTATAAGCTCGACATAGTCTTTCGTTGCCCTGAAGGTCTTGCCTGTCATTGGTTCTCTGAAAATATAAGTGCCGTGCCCGGTGTTCTCGACCTCGGTCATAACAACAGGCTTCTCGCTTGCCCTGTTCTGCATGACTTTTCTGTCGATCTCATCTGCCGTCTCTTTACCGACAACCTCTTCTGTTGCCTTCTTCGTATCCTCTCTAAGAGTTGAAGCAACAGCCAGTGCCTCCGCGAGCTTTACGATCTTCTCTCCGGTCCTTTTGTGATTAAGGATCGCAGATCCCCACGCAACAGCTACTGCCATCATGGTTCTGCCTGCCACCGGCACTATAGCCTTTGCCGTCTCAAGATTGCTCGCTCCCTCTTCTTTTTTCTCTCTTAAAATCTTCTCGCACTTGGGTCCGTCCTTAAGTGCAAACACCACTGCTGCTCCCGTTGCCACGATCGTGACTGTAGTTAGAATTGTCGAATCATGCTTATCCCAGATTCGAAGTGCCGGAGCTGCCGCTCTCTTTGCCAGTGCTATTACGTTCATACGTAGCCTCCTTTGCATTTGAAAAAAATAAGGAGAGCCTATCTTTTCGATAAGCCCTCCGGGTTCTTAGGCGGTGAATCCCTTCACCACAACATCAACAGTTTCGTCCTCCTTTCTTTTGTTTTCCTTATTGAACCAGTGCCATGCCTTCTTGGCTGCATTCTGCTCATCATCTACAGTTTCAGTCTTCTTTCCGAATACCTTCTTGCAGATAACAAGCCCTGCTGCCAGAATTGCCAGAGTGCCAATTACAAAACCATATTTCTTCATGTTAGATTCCTCCGTTTTGTTATGTTTGGTTTTCTACTACCTCATTAGAGGAGCCAAAAATATCACGAATTCTTGTCAAGAAGCTTCATCGCAACTTCCTTCCATATGTCTCTCTCCGTCTCCAGATGAGCTATATAGGCGCTTCTCGCGTCGATGTAGTTATCAGGAATAACCGGCTTTTCTTCCTTCTTTTCAGGTCTGTCACGATACACGATCCTAACCTCGGGCTTGGCCTTAACTACTTCAGGCTTCGGAATCTCAATGCCAAACACCTTCATAAGTGCTTCCTTTGCCTCATTAAGCTTGCCTACATGTGTGAACATTCTGCGCCTTACGCAGTACTTAAGCGGCTTGAAGGTAACATGCGTCGGATCGCCAAGATACGTTCGTCCTAAAATATTAACGCTGAACGGATTCTCGCCTACGATAGTTCTGGTCTCGTCTGAGTCAGGGTACAGCTTGATTCCCTGGCAGGCTCCGTTAAGGGAGTTCAGGGCAAATATCATTCCCTTGGTTCCGTTGGATTCCTCGGTCTGCCATACCTCTCCCGGAAGGATCTTGCCTGTCTTTTGAGTTGCAATAAGTGTTGGGGTCATTACTTGAGGTTCTGCAAGCTCAAGCACTCCCGGCATTACCTCTACAAGCTCGTCTTTTTCAACCGGCGCATCCTCGACCCACTTGTATTCCGCCATCTTTCCCCTTGGAGAAATGTTTTGAATCTCCTTGTGTTCCTTTGCAAGTCTGTGCATATACATGGTTCTTGCGGGCGCGGTCATATCAAATTTTGTCTCGATTGCCGAGCTGGTCATTGTCTCGCCCTTTTTAAGAATGTCGATTAAAATCTTGTCTCTTTCGATGGTTTCCTGTCGTTTTGTCTGACTCATAATTAATTCTCCTTTCAAAAAATAAAAAAGAGCCCAGACATTTGTCTGAGCCCTCAATCTCAACAATAAACATTTACCTTTTCGGTCTTGTCTCTGAAAGACAGCCTATAAAGCAACCTGTCTGTCCAGTCAAACTCTGCCATAATCATGACCTGCGACTCTGACTCGCTTACAGGAAGTCTGAATTCCTTGAATTCTTTATTCCTGCTCAAGAGCCAGTGCTTCGCTCTGATCAGATTTTCAGTGTTTGCCGGCATGATCATAATTCCCTTATTTCTCCCCTTCATGTTACACTCTCCTTTCAAAGATCAAAGTTAATTGCTTCTCACTAAAGGAGCCAAAATATCAGCGAGGCTCTAAGTCTAAGAATGTATAGCCAGCGTATCTGATGCCGCCATGCTTCTTGATCAACTCGTTGACAACCTCTACCGGGACATAGCCGTACACGGTCTCCGTATAATCGTCAGGGTCTTCTGCGTAAGGATTGATCAGCTCGTCCTCGTCTGACGGATAGCCAAGTTCGACCTCTGTATAGCCGGAAGTCTTGGTCAGCCTTGGTTTACAATAGTCGCCATACGCTGCCTGTATTGAGACGTTATAACCGTCGGCCATAATCGCGCGTAATCTAACAAGATATGCGTGCTCGTCAAGTTTCTCCACCATGTCGTTTCCCGTACTAGCCTTCCACGTCGCCTCAAAAAACTCATTGACGTCGTATATTCTTCTTTCTACCTTTCCTGCCATTTCTTTCTCCTTTCAAGTATCAACTTTTCGGCTTACATTGTCCTCTCTTCAGAGAGCTTATCTCTAATGGCCTTCTCGATCTCCTCTGCGGTGATGTTATAGCGATTTGTAAGCGCTCCGATCACAATAAGGACATCGCCCATCTCCTCGATAACGTGATCGTACTCTGCCTCTGTTCTTACTGAGTCATCGCCTTCAACATCCCTGGCCCAGAGTTTTCTCTCAAGCTTTGAAACCGCCTGAATAAACTCTCCAGCCTCTTCTGCAGCCATTAAAGGCATTCTTTCTCTCCAGTGAAGCCAAACGGGCTCCGTCATTTCCTTAATTTTGTCTAAAGTCATCTTGGTCTTTTTCTCCTCTTCTCTTTCCAGAGCATTCCGATATCTCATAGCGCATAGCCTAAGCTTTCTAAGCATTCTAGCCTCGACCTGCGCAAAGCGCCCGCCGCTTATCGGGTCATCAAGCATCGCGCCTGCCTCTTTACAGGTGTGGTATTCTTTGTACCGAAGATCTATGACCTTGCTTTCTCTCGAAGTTATACGATACCTCACGGCATCATCTATTACTTCGAGCATCTGGTCTTTTGTAAAAGAAAACTTATATCCAGGTGCGTTCGACGATCGATTAATAGCGTCTAAAAGATTAAACGGATACTCCAGACTTTTATTAATTGTCGCCATTACTCTTCTCCTTTCCATCCCAGACAAAACTCCGCGTAAGTGTTCACGAACTCTCTGCGATCCTCAACCATACTGAATGTTTTCTGCGGAAACTCTATGCCGTTTCTCTTTAGTATGGATTCAAGTATGACGATGTATTCGGCCATACCAGTAACTTGTTTCATACCCTCCCAGTACTGCTCCATAAGAGCCGCAACATGTTTGTCGTGAAGTTTCTCATCACTATATGTCAGCCCGAGCTTCTCTGCCTCTTTTTTCCGTTCTTTGTATGTCATTTAGTTCTCCTTTCAAATATCAATGAAAAAATTAAAGAGCCCAGACATTTGTCTGAGCCCTTCAGATTTACTTAAGCAGTCCCATATCATCAAGGATTGAACGATATGTTTCGCCTTCCTGATACCTCCTTTCTATGATTCTCTCCTGCCTCTTCGAAAGCCGCTTCCTGGCGTAGCTCCATCTGTCAGTCCGGCGGTCATAGAAACGACGGTTCCGCCACTCATCCTCTTTCTTATATGCTATTATCTTCGTCACGTGTTTCGCGATTCCGGCAATAGATGTAAGAAGGATGATTGCCAATTCCTTGTTCCTTACACACCAGCCTGCAAACTTTGCAAGCCCGTTGGTAAACTTCTCCCAGAGATCCTGGAAAAACCACTTCACTTTTTGTACCATTCTTTTCATATCTATTCTCCTTTCGTGTGGATACTTAGTTCCTCATTAGAGGAGCATAAATATAAGCGAAGAAAAAAAGAGCCCAGACATTAGTCTGAGCCTTTTTGATTATTAGATGTTACATAAGCATAATACTTTCTTGGACCAAGCTTTTCCTTCAGTACGGCGCGATCCCATTCCTCCTTGTCTCTCTTAGTTTTTGCTATGAGCAGCAACGTTCCTGGAATCTCACTAATTACTTTCTCTATAATACTTGTACCATTTGTCATAGTGCTTATTCCTCCTTTCATTAAAGGATCATAAATATATGTGAAGAAAAAAGAGGAGACACAAAGTCTCCCCGTTTTCTCTTAATCACTTTATGAATGCCGGCATATAATGCCATACACCAATATTGCAATTAAGATCAAACTAATCAAGTCCATAATAGTCTCCTCCTTTTTAAGTGATACATCTACTTCATTAAAGGAGCGGAAATATCAGCGAAAAAAATAGAGAACGGTTCTGACCGCGCCAATTCCTACATTGTTTCAATCTTTGAAATGCGCTGTACCTAAGGATGTAGTTTCCTTTTCTCTCATTAGAAGAGGCAAAATTTCTGCGAAAAATAAAGAGCCCAGATAAATACCTGAGCCCTTGTACGGGTACCGCCAGTGTGTTACACTTCAGGCGGGTATCCGAGGATATACCTGACATGTCTCTCTGTGAGATTCGTCATACTCGCGATCTCGGGGATCGTAAGATACTCCTCTCGATAGAGATGGATGACATAATCCTCCATACCCTCACCTCCTTTCTTGTGACTTACCGGGTTCCATTAAAGGAGGTTATTTATTTGCGAAAGAAAAGAGCCCGGTTTTAATTCCGAGCCCAATCCATAAATCTTGTCAATTTTACAAATAGTGCAATGCAATTCCCTTCGTCGTATATTTGAATATTTCTAGGATCATCAATTACATACAAATCCATGTCCTGCATATCGCATGTAACGTCGAGAAATCTTACCAGCCAAGACAGAGTAACCATACCTTGTATCCTAATACGATCAGACACCTGTCTTTTCATATTTTCTATAAAGATACGATTCATATCTGGATCATTTGACCAGTTTGCGCTCCTTTCGTCAAACTCTAGCAAAACAATATTTATCTCAATCGTGATATCCATTCATTTTCTCCTTTCAAAATGGAATTACAACCTCTCATTAAAGGAGCAAATATAAATGCGAAAAAAGAAAGAGACCATAAAGGTCTCCTCCTTTGAAACTTCTTTCAATGCTTGAAGAATCGACCAGATAATCCATTCTTCACGACCGTCTGCTCTGACGTTGTCAGTAAGGCGTTCTCTTTCTCGAACTCTGTCGATCTGTCGAACATCTTTATCTGCGCAACCGCAGAGAAGATCGTCGCAGCCGCTATCCCGCCTTTGCCGACAAGATCAAGAATTGCCTTTCTCGTGTCGCTCTTGACTTCGGACTCATTCCTCTCACGCTCAGCCTTGATAGCTTCAGCCTTTGTGTTAGCCTCGCTAGCAATCTTCTCGCGCTCGACCTTGAGCTCTTCCGCTTTAGCCTCACGATCAAAATCGTTCTTGATATCGGCGTTGAGCTCGTGATAGAGCTTTGAAATCGCCTCATACTTTTGCACAGCATCTTCATCAGATGGATCGATCAAACCAATCGCATCGAGAAGTGCCTTGTTTGCCGCCAGTTTCCTAGCCGTAAAATCTTCCTGTGTCATAGTTTCTCCTTTCTTATTTGAAAGTTTACAGTTTCTCATTAGAGGAGCTGAAAATATTACGAAAAAGAAAAGACCCGTGAATTACTCACGGATCCAATCAGTTGGACATTCCTTAAAGTTACGTGATATAGTATACAAATACTTCTTTGTGTAACCACCCTTTCTTTTCCTCAACATGCTAACATATACAAACACTAAGTTTCCAATCGGCACGCAATAGCAGGTTATGTCATGTTTTCTGAATTCTTTATGTAAATCTTTGAATTCGTCGAATGGCAATGCTCTGCATAATACGGTCAGATTTGGATTCTTTGTCATATTGTCAGCTAATGTTTTAGGTGTAACCCAAGTGTTTCCCCAGTTACCATTCCTAAGTAATATTTTCATATCCATATTCGTCTCCTTTCTAGGTGTATTGTTCCTACTAAAGGAGCTGAAAATATTACGAAAAAAAAAAAGAAGAGAGCTGATCTTTTTGACCAGCCCTCAGTCGACAGTTACAAATCTTTCTTACTTCAGAAGCCAGTTACCGATCTTTCCTTCCTGCTTTGAGCACCAGATGAAAGCGTGACCAAGACCATGCTTTGCGCCTGTGCCAACCTTAACTGCACCTCCGGCAACGGTCTTCCCGGCCGTGACTACACCGTCAGCTACCGCTGTGCCTGCATCGCAGACCGCAGTGATGCCAACCTTGTACCACGGTTGTTTAGCCGTCTCCGTAGGCTTGTCAGACTTGGCAAACGCCGTCATAGACATCGTCATAACCATCATCATTGCTACTACAATAACCATAAATCTTTTCATAACTATACCTCCATAAATTGTTTGAAAAGTTTGTTTTCTTGTCATTATAGAGGCATAAATTTATGCGAAAAAAGAAAAGAGGCCAGACATCAGTCTGAACCCCTTTCTTTTACAAAACTGCAGCATAAGTAAATTATGTCATACGGCCAAATAATAATGTTGATTACACAAGCCAATAGTAACGCTACCGTACAAGCGATTCCATATAAACCAAACTCGTGCTCGATAAGCTTTCGATATATTCGTTCTGCCTTACCGAGCATACGAAGCATAGTCCATATGGTACCAATAATACAGTAAATCAATAACTTAAATATCAAATTATTCATAATGTCCTCCTTAAATATGTACGTATTTACAGTTTCTCATTAGAGGAGCAAATAAAATTGCGAAAAAGAAAGAGCCCGGATTTTAGTCCGAGCCCGTCCTTTTGACAGATGAGATTATTCTTCTTCTTTTCTCTCTTTTTCAATCTCCTTACTGATAAAGTCGATAAGCGTCGTGCCAATTACCAGACGGATCATGAAATATATCAACAGTAGCCCTCCAATCAACCCAAGGTTACTCACTATAAATGCTATAGTAAGCACCGGGTGGAATAAGAGCAGTAACATAAATATAACCCAGATCGCCTTAACAATGGTTGATAGCTTCATTATTTATCCTCCTTTTTGAATCCGATTTAAAGTTACAATCTTATCTGTCACTATAGAGGCAAAAATATAAGCGAAAAAGAAAAGGAGGCATTACACCTCCATTTGTGTTACCTGACGTTTCTGAGCTTAACAGCTTCCTTCAGAGCTTTGACGAGCCATTTAGCGTTTGATTTCTTCAAGCCGAATATGTAATTATCTCCGTCTTTGTCTGTAAACACTAATAAGATCTCGTCACCGTCTCTTGTAGAGGCCATTAGGTCCACATTAGTCCATATAACATTTTTGTCCATAAGTTATCCTCCTTCCTCACTAAAGGAGTTAAATTATTTGCGAAAAAAGAAAGGGAGAATTAATCTCCCTCGTAACAGTTCCTCCATTGAGGAATGCCAAATTGGTAACCTTGGAACTCCGCTTCACCAGTTGCGTGACGACCGTCCTTATCAAACGGCATCTCCAGAAGAACGAGCTTATCGCCTTCCTCAAAGTCGTTATAATCGGACACCTCATCTCCGTTCCCGTCAACGATGCCAACGTATTCCTCTTCAGTATCCTCGTTAAACAGAACTTCCTCAAAATAAGTTTTCATAATTTTCTCCTTTCTTTTAGGTATATTTTTCCTACTAAAGGAGCCAAATTATATGCGAAAAAAAATAGAGCCGTGAAATATCCACGACCCTATTTTCTTAAAGCAGCTACCTATTTATCTTGAGCGAAGGAATTTAGAGTATGAGTTGTCACCGTGAAACCTATGGTATGCTGCTTTTCTATTACATCAAGATCATAGTCAAGCGAAAGCCAGAACGCTGGCGCCGTCGGATCATCTTTGTTGATCATAAATCTCCCCGCTTTTTTGTATGATCTGAGTAACCTGCCTGTAATTACGCCCAGTACAAACATTAAGAGTCCATAAAGGACTGGAAGAATAAATGCGCTCATAAGTCTCCTTTCAAAACATTTTCCAAAATTCCCTTCCGGGGATTTTTTCAGATCTCTTTTACGATTGCCGCAAAATTAGCCTCGTGCAGTTTCTCGCAGCGCTTAACTGCCGTCGACTTCTTCGCAAACGGTTTCCCGTCTTTCTTTCTTCTGGATACGACTCTGTACTGAGATCCATACGTCTCTACCGCAGCATGGAATCCAGCATTTTGAACCTGCGTAGCCAAAGCTGTAGCGTTCTTCTTCGACTTAAACTTTCCAAGCTGAATTTCGTACTCAGCTTTCTTAGCCGGGGCTTCTTCCTTAGGAGCAATCTCCTTGTCATACCGATCAAGACTGTAACGCTGAATAATGTTTGAGATCTTGGCAACGTAGTCAGGATCTGTAGCATAGCCGCCATTCTTGATCAGGGTAATGGCCTCTAAATAGTTCTTGCAGTTAAGAAGACCTTCGTATCTTTTCTTCTTGCCATCCATAGCACCAAGAAGATACGCAGAATGATCCTTGATCGAGTCCTCAATGCAGGGATACTTCCTGAAGTCTGCCTTGATCGTGATAAACTTCTTGCCATCCCATTCCTGGGTATCGATCGCAACGGTGCTCTTGCCATCCCAAACGCTTGTCCAGATATTGTCAGATAGCATCTTCTTCATGCCAAAGCAGTTATTAGCACTCTTTGCAAGAACAGTCTTTACATAACCTGATTCAAGGATCATCTGAGCTGCCGTTACCGAAAAGAGAATTCCGCTCTTATCATTCTCATGAATTAGTTCGAGAATCTTCTCAGCAGCCTTGCCTTCGGAGATTCCTTCGAAGTCTTTTGCCTGAGTTCCGGCAGGTTTGGTCTTGTTTGTATAAACCACTTCTCCTGCTTCGTTAAAGACAGAATATCCATACGGGCAGGCCTTCTTGGCATTCTCAACCTGAACGTATGCCCCAAGCTGAGAATCAACATCCTTCCAACTCTTCCTAACTCTGAACCAGGTAGTGGTCACGATGTCGTCGTCATCTACTTTTCCGTTCATAGCGTTTGCTACAGCCTGACGGAAGGTATCCATGCTAAGACCAAAGCGATCCCATACGTGAGTTGGATCTACATGAGCTGAGGACAGTCCTGCTCTTCTACCCTCATCGTGAGAGGAGATAAGATAAAGGCCGCTTGCGAGCTTTGCCTTCGGGTTCCACTTATGTCTCTTACAAATCTCAGCGCAAAGCTGCACTGCAGTATCGTAGCCTCTGAAAATATCCCTTTTAAAGTTCTCTTCGTTGGTTACAGTGTAGTTAGCCCCGCCTGTGTACTTGATAAAGTCAGACTCTGCAATCTCGATCGTGATAAGATTTCGGTTGCCGTATCCTGCATCTGCCCATGAATAATAATCTTCGGGAAGGAGCTGGTACACTCTCCCGGAGACGTCCGCATCGCAAATATAAGTCGTGCAGGCGTTGACACCAGGCTGATCCCAGTAATCGCAGACAGCCTTAGCCGTGCCCTGACCGCACCCGATCGTATGAATCTGGATGCCAATAGCAGTTCTTTTTGCGCCTTTTCTATAACACCTGTTCTTAGTCAGGTGATTTTGAATTACGTTAAGTGCCAAATTTGATCACCTCCTTATTAAATATTGCGCCCCCACTGAATTGACGAATGAATTGGCGTGGTAAGGCCTGGGTAAGAGCCGTAAAAATGTATTGCCGTGTCGTCAAATTGCAGAGATACCCTACGGGAATCTTCAGCATCCGGAGAATCTTTAACAGCTCCTGCCAAATAAAAATGAGGCAAGTCATACCCCTGAACATGGTACAGAGATATTTCAATCTCTAAATAGTCATTGTTGGGGTCTCCGTTAATATATCCGCCTATTCTAAATGCTGGCGTGACCCTATCTTGCGGATCTAATTCGGTACCAATATCCATCGTAAAATTACCCGTACTGTCTTCATACGTTGCGGCATGAATAGTTCCGGAAATTTTAGCTTCACCTGCTTCGAGATACGCGGCGTTGACGGTCGGATTAGAGACATTTGATGTAACCGTTGCCTGCCTGTTTTTCAGCATGACAAGAACTCTATCGCCCACAGCAACACTTACAGAAGATGCACAGGGTGTAGAGTCAGTGGCTCCGTCAAATATAACGTCGATCGTTCCGTCTTCATTGATCTTATCTGCAGTACCGTAAAGAAAGCTTTCGCTCTTCTTCTTGGTAGTATCATTCGTCATCCTGACAAACTCTTTAACCAGTCTGTCTGATAGCTTCGCCAAAGATATCACCTCCATAAAGTTTCTTTGTGAAGACAGCCGTCTCCTGAACTGGGCATCCGGGTGCACACTCTATGACCTGCTTTGTAACCTTAGCCTTAGTGTTTCTAAATCCGGCTCTTGAGTAATTGAGCATCACACAGTCGCCAACCCTTACAGGGCAGTATCCATGCTTGTACGAAAGCTCAAAGTCAACAGACGACAGGCTTACGAGCTTGTTATGAGCATACTCGTCAAGCTGCTCTTGAGTTATTCCGTCAACAACATCTGGACTGCTGTCCCTGTAAGTAATCCATCTGCCCCTTGCCTGATACGAAACAATGCTCGTATCGTCATCGTTCTTATCTTCAGCTGTTAAAAACTCACCGCTGCTTGACGAAAAGACTACCTCTACCCTGTTTGGCACGCCAAAAATATCGCGAGAAGCTGACATGTCGGGATAAAGAATAGAGCTATTATTGTCTGTATAGATCCATCTTGGCTGCATAGCGTTGATGTCTCTGTCGGGGACAAATATAACTCTGCTAAGTTCGTCAAGCCCGAGGCTATACTTGGCGTTCACAAGAAGGTCTGACACAAAGGTAAGTCTTGAATCTTGCGGATCAGATAGAAAATCACCAGTAAGGGTCGTTGCGTCTTCGCACTCTCCAACAGGCGCTCTTAATGATGTGTCAAGCAAAATGCTCCTTGCTCTATCCACAACCTTCTCGCCTTTCCGCACAGCATAACCAATCGGCATTTGCTTCTCTGTAAGCTCAATTAGCGGAGTGTAGGCATCGTGGCTCACCGAATTAACTTTTCCATCAAACGATGTGCTCGGCGTCTGGGCAAGAAAAGTCCCAAGGGAAATCTTTTCTTTTTCATCCCCTTGGGTTGCAATAAGGTAAGCCCTTATATATTTGTCATTAAGGTCGTCGCTCGAATCAATAGACGCGCTTCCTAAAGTATCTAGCGTTAAATCTCTTGTGATAGTGCATGACTTAATTCTTGTAAGTCTTTCAACATCAAACCACGTGCTCGGATCAACGATATAGTATTCGAAGGTTTGGCGCATGGATTTTGTCCAGTCAATCATTAAGCGCCTCCTTCCACCCTTGTAATCGAGAATGATACAGGGATGCTAGCCTTACCGTGTGTTATGTTATACGAAACTTTAACATTAGCCCAGTATCCTGTGCCATACGGCTCTCTTACATATACATCGCCCTGATAGATAGCCAAAGCTCTGATTTTTGCAAGAGTATCGACGTCGCTTCTTGGAATCTCCGCGCTCCACCTTGAGGTAGAGCCTTCCTGAGTTCCGTAGTAGCTAACCGGATGACGCCTTCCTATATACTCAATCAAAGATACGTCTGGCGAATTATCATCAGATACATCTATATTATAAGGAAGCCTTAGAACCGTTCCTGCCCACTCGTCAACAATGTCGTCATAAACCTCGGGGTCTACGAAGAACGACCTCGCATCGCCATCCCACTGTATTACAGCACATCCTGCATTAACGGGAATTGGCTCCGGGTCCTCGTAGAAAACAACACCGGTCTTTAAATCCGTTGCCACAATTCTATATCTTGCGTAGTCCAGTGCCGGATGCGGGTCCGTTATGGTACGATTTTTGCTCGCATCAATTCCTGACTGAATCAAAGTCAAACGGCCGTCATAGTCAATTCGATATACGGCAAGGGTAAAACCTTTTCTATACTCAAATTCCCACTCGTCAGAACAAAACGGCCTGATGTAGGCTGTTAAAGTCGCCTCGTTGATGGAAATATCAGCGCCAGGGCTCCAGCTAGGAACCTCCCACTTAGCCATAAATCTGTTAGATGCTTCGGCTGTCAGCCCGTTTTGCATCGCCACGCTCATTCTAACCGTGTACATAGTTCCTTCGTTTAAATATAAGTCGCCGGGATTAAGCTCGATTGCGAGCTCATGGTCCGAAGATGCAATGTAATTCGAATAAATCTCCTCATCGATGTTGACGTGGACTTCCATCCCATCGTCTCCGGAAATATCATACTCCTCATTCGACGTAATCGATATGGTGTACGCCACAGGAGTTTGAGATGCCGGAGTTGTGAGTGCGTTTATTTTGATTGGAAACGACTCAACTACCGCATCAGTCTCTTCAGGATCCGCAACACCAACGCCAAAGGATATGCCGGGAGGCGAATAAACAACTGCCTCGCGATACTCAGACCAGTCGGACCACTCTTCTGGAATTCCCGCTACGCCCTTCGTGCAAACCCTCCAGCTAATCTTATCCCCATCGTTAAGATTAGTGGTGTTGTAACTATAGCTTGTATCTTTACCAAGATCCGGGGTAACGTTTTCTTCCCCGTCATTGATCTTGATTCCAACTTTAGCGCCAGACTGTTCTGACCCATCTTCAGAGCTGTGGGTCCAGTTTATGACAATCGGATCGCCGAGCTTTCCAACACTCGTATAAGACCAAACGGTAGGTACGTCAGGTTTCTTTCCAACAGGAACATCCTTAACGTCCGACCATTCACCTTCACTTCCGTTATCACTTCCAACGCCCCTCAGCCTGAAATACCATTTTTCCTTCCCCTCCTCTACCGTAAGAGAAGATGCCGGAAAATGGGTTGCTTTGATGTTGTCCTGCCTCTGAATTGAGCTGCTCTCTGTATCAAAGACAGGAACGCCATCAATCGTTTCGTTTGTATACTCAAGGGTATACGATTCCGCACCGGGCAAAGCATCCCACCTAACATCGACCGTCCCAAACGTTATTGTAACCAGGTCGTTGATTGTAGCCTTATCGGGCGGAGTATACTTATTCTCAGAATAGCTACTCCAGTCACTTGTTTCACCATGCTTTCCATAAGCAAGCGCCCTTGCTTTATAGCGGTGTCCGCCAACTTTAGCCTGGTCATAGGTTACGCTCGCAACACCAATGTTCACCTTATTCTTCATGATAGTCGCTTCGGGCGAACTGACCACGGTCGAATCATCCTCGACTATCTGAAACTTAAGTTTTCCATTTGAGTGCTCGTTTTGGTAATTTGTAACGCTCGCCGTTACGACATACCCATTCGAGCCTTTAGAAATACTAACATCGTGTATGCTTGGCGCGGACGGTGTTGTGTCTGTACTGCCGGCGGGAATATATCTTTCATTGGACAGAGCTTTGCCTGCCCATTTTGCTTTGTTGCCGGGGTTCGGCTTTACAGAAACTCTAACTTTAAGAGCATTGGAGGGCGGCGAGTATGTCGCGTTTAACTCTTTCGTGGTGCTGCTGGAGCCGGTAAACCAAATACCTTTGTTTCCAGTATAGTAATACCAGGTAACTGCATAACCGTCCTGCTTCGAATAAGAAGTCCTTTTCCAAGTCGAGAATACAGTTCTTGTGGTTCCGGCCTGAATTCCTATAGTTGGTTTCGCCTTTAGAGCTCTCTTCTTTTTAGCCATACTCTATCACGCCCTCCTTTCTACTCTAGCTGCCCTGATGATATCTCCGACCGCCGAAGCGATATTCGATCCATCGTCATAAGTTACTCCGTTGATGTTGTAAGTATCCCCAGGCCTATCGGAAGCCAAACTGTTTCCAAGCTCGCCCAGAGCATTTAGAATATCAGCGTTACTGTTTCTCTCCCTTATAGCCTCGGCGTTCTCCCCAATAGCGCTGAAGTTGCTAAGTAGCGTTGGGGAAGTGGGCATAAGAGACGCAATCCTGCTCGCTCCGTCCTGAACCTGAGTAAGATCAAGGATTGGAGTTATTACAGGCTGCTGATTACTGGTTCCTGCTAAAATATCATTAGTAGCAGCAACTGCTCTCCTGACACCATCAAGCGCCATGTTAGCAACATTTGACGCTTCGTTCGCTACGGCACCGGAATATCCATTAATGCCCTTTACAAAGCCAAGATCAAAGAACTTACCAAGTTTCTCAGTTTCCCTCGAAGGAGAATGAGAATCAAGCGTTCGCTTTGTAGCCTCCAAAGCAGCTTTTGCCACCTCAATAGCAGCGTTAATCGCAGCATATTTATTAAGCCTTATGCCCTGCCCAAGACCAGATGAGAAGTTCCATCCGGCTGTGGTAAAGGACGACTTATAACCTTCGGCAGCACTCAGCGCACTATCAAGTGCTGCTTTTAGAGACGATTTAATAGAGCCTGCGCCATTGATAATGGCAAGCCCAATCTTGGCCGTCATTGACGTACCAATGCTGCCAAAACCAGATGTATCAATACTTCCAAGAGCACTTGATAAAGCCGATGATACGCCAGATGAAATAGAGCTGGAATCGATGTTACTTGTAATGTTGCTTGTAATATCTTTTCCAGTATCAGATCCGGCGTCCGTACTTGAAAGATTTTGAGAAGCTTTCGACAGGTCTGCAGAGTTAATCTTACTCAAAGCGCCTGTAAACTTATCAACGCCGCTTGTGTCAATATCAACAAGCCCCTCGATCATGGAGCGAACCGTGTCAATATTAGTCTTTACTTTTGAAACTATATCATCATCGGTGAGATCACCCTCGCCAAACTTAACATTGGCAAGAAGCGACGCTCCCGATGCCAGCTGCTTTACCGCAAGGGCTACAGCTGAGAACGAGTCAACATCAGTAAAGGACGTTGAGAATGTGTTAAGGTTGGGAACAATATCAACAAGCTCCTGCGCAAAGTTTGTAAGAACACCGTCGTGGAACCAGCCGCCAAAGTCAACATCGCCAAGGGCAACACCGACTTCAGCCAGTTTCTTGATAGCATCCGTTGCAACCGTCATCTTCTCGGAGTCAAAGTCTTCCCCAAGAGAGTTGGCAAAATCGTTAATCGCTCCGCCAAGACCTTTAATTCCTTCAGTAAATGAACTATAGTCAGGAGTCGTGTCAACGCCAAAGAAATTAAGCATAGAATCTATGATTCCGCCTTCTTTGATCGTATCCAGAGCCTCTTTAAGCTTTGCGATATCATCTGTCGGGACTGTAAGCCCATCAAGAGGCGCCATATCGGTCTGCCAGTCAACAAGGGCGGTTGACAGCGTGCCCATATCTTCTGCAAACTGAGTAACCTGGGTCTTATCGTCTTCGCCAAGAAGAAGGCTTCCAAGACTTGTTAAAAGACCCTGCAGGCTAATCTGGCCAATAATCTCAATAATATCATCAAGGGATGTTGTGTCAATTTCAACATCATCAAATTCGCTCATTGCCGTGGCATAATCGGTAAACCCTGAAGCTAGCGTTGACATGTCTTCTGCGACAAGCGCAACAGCTGCTTTTCCAGTCCATGCTTCAGTAAGCTGAGACGTAAGACCGTCAACAAGACCCGAAAGAGATGCTGCCGTTACAGCCCCTATCGCATCCATTAAAGGCTGAGTATCAATCTCAATTCCTTCAAAGGAAGCCATAGCCGTTGCGTAGTTTGTAAAGCCCTCGGCAAGCGCTGTCATATCGTCAGCGACCATCTGCACTGCAGTCTTTCCTGTCACCATTTCAGTAACGATTGAAGTAAGACCGTCAATAAATCCGCCAATAGACGCCGCCACAACGGCTCTGATAGCATCCATTAACGGCTGAGTATTAATCTCAATACCATCCACGCTGTCCATCGCTGTCTGATATTCAACAAATGCAGAAGACAAAGCAACCATGTCATCCGCAAGCATCTGAGCTGAGGATTTACCCTCCTCGATTTCAGATACAATGGACAGAAGTGAATCTGCAAAGCCAACAGCAGAAACTCCGGCAATAGCAACTAGCGCTTCTGCCAGAGGGCCAATATCAACCATGCCGATTTCGTTAAGTCCGCTAAGATTGCTCATGAAATCGGTAATATCCTGCCCGATTTGTGGAAGCGCGTCAAACAGTTCGGTGCCGATTCCTGCAAAGAACGCACCAACAGCTTCTCCAAGCCCTCCAAGGACCATTTTGATAATATCAAGGCCCGTTTGGATCGTCGACATCTGATCGCCACCAAGCGCACCGATAGCCCATGCAAGAAGCGTAAATGCGGCAATAAACGCTGCCATCACGACCAACCCAAGAAGTGCTGGGCCTGCTGCCGTTCCTGCCGCTACCGCGCCATACATCGCAACGCCAAGACCTGCGAATATCAATCCAAGCCCCGCCGCTATTTGAGCAACAGTTTCTGGATTTGGAAGAGTTGCAAGCAGGAACAGAACCGTTCCAATGGCCGCAATAAGAACGGTCATCATCAAAAGTGACGTCAGGGCCGGTTTAACCTTTCCTGTAACCCCTGCTAGTACCGTAAGCATTAAAAGGATTACACTAATTGCGGCAACTGGTGCTATTAGTGCGGTTGGTTTGATTAATGATAAGATCGCGAGCGAGGCCGCTATGGCTAATATCACAGCCGCAAGCCCCACCATCGTGCCGAGACCTTTTTCCATTCCCTTTGCGGCGTATACTACTCCGGCTAAAACGCCCATCAATATACCAAGATAAACAACGCTTGGTAGTAACCTCTTGGGGTCAATCTTTGAAATAATCCATAAAGCCGCAGATATAGCAAGGATACACGCTGCAAGGCCGGCAATACCTATTGAAACAGAAAGCCCGTCTTTTGTTACTTTCTTTAAGATCCACATCATGCCGGCAAATATACCAAATAAGCCTATAAGCTTCTTTATGCCGCTTTTCATCCTATCAGCCGGCATGAAAGACAAAAGCATGATAAGGCCAAGTAAAGCATAAAGCGCTATTATGACGCTCATCATAGATTTGGCAGCGGCAAGACCTTTTGTTCCTCCACTTACCTTCTGCATGGCTTTCATCATGGCGAGCATTGCAATGAACAAAACTGCTGCTCCTCCAAGACCTGCAAGTGCTGTTGGTAGATCGTTCAAGACCACCTTACCAATAAGTACAATGGCGAGGATTGCAAGAATCATAGAGCCGGCCATCGACGACACCAGCGCTGACGCCGCGATCATTTTCTTCGGGTTAAGCTTATCCATTGACTTTGCAAACACCGTAATCATGATCATCATCGCGCCGATGGTAACGACACCTTTAATTACGTCACCCACCTTTATTCCGGAAAGAATCTTTAATGTTACTGCAAATAGCACAAACGCCCCAGCCATCTCAAGCAGCGCTGCTTTATTGAGGAAGTTGGCTTTGGCTTTGTGCTCTGCCGCCATTGCAGAAATCAGCTGTTCTATCGGTTTAACCAAGGTCCCGATAAACTTAAGTCCGGCAAACGCGGTAAGGGCCGCAACAATTCCGAGAATCTGCTCCGGCTTTATGCCGGTTACAAATTTAGCAAGCTTTTTAAAGAAGCCAAACAGAACCGATCCGAGTGTCTTCGATCCGTTCTTTACGCCTTCCTTCTTCTTTGTAAAGAAATCAATTATCTTCTGGAACGCTTCGGGGAACGAGAATCCTGTTACCGCATTCTTAATGCCTTTAAAGAATGCAACAATCCTGTTTTTGATTTCGCCAACGTTTACCCCAAGCTCGGCAAGTTTTTCCTTTACCTTTTCTTTAATTGTGGTAAATGCGGTAACAATAGGCTCAAATATCTTACTGTCTTTAAAATACTTGACTACCGTATCTTTAAAGGCTTTCCAAATCTCGCCTAAGTTTTCAAACTTAAGTCCGCCAAGACTCTTTACTTTTTCGATAAACTCTCCAAACTTAGCCTTAGCGCCTTCGACAAATGCGGGAATGCTTTTAAAGAACGATCCAATCGCGGTTCCAAGGGTAGTGAAGATATCTACTAAAAACTTACCGATCTTATGCTCTTCAAAGAAAGCATGGACTCCGTTCTTTATAGCTCTTAATTTATCTTTAATGGCCTGAATTTTAAGAAGAAGTCCAACCCAGATCTTTCCAAAAGCATTAAGTGAACCGTCAGCATTCTTCCCAAGATTTAAGAAAAAGTCACTGACGGTCGTCTTTATGGTTGAAAGGCCATTTTTAATCTTTTCGCCAATCCCCGACAGGGAAATGTTCTCTTTAAGATTAGAAAACGCCTTCTTGATGCCGGAGAAAATATCAATCTTATTGCCTTCTTCATCGATCCCCTCAAAAGCAAGGGTCATGTCGTCTTTGAATCTGGTAGCGCTGTCAGAAAGCTTTCCAAAAGTATTCTTGGTTCCATCTTCTTTCTTGCCAAGACCGGTAAAGAAATCTTTTATGGTTGTTCCAAGTGTTTTGAAAGAACCCTTAAAGTTCTTTACAAGAGTGCTTGCGGAAATATCTTTCCAAAGACCCTGAAATGCTAACTTAATACCCTTAAAGAATTCCTCAGGAGACTTGGTGTTTGAAAACGCATTTACGACTCTGTCTTTAAACGCCCCAAAACTCTTCCCCACATTATCTAAAATGTTCGGGAAATTGTCATAAATATAGCTAAACGCATTGCCAAAGCTATCGAGTACTCGCTGTACTCCGGGAAGAGCTTTAAATGCGTCGAACCAGCCTTTAATCTTCCCTGTCGCCACGCCAACGCCAGTTTCAATAGCACCAAACGTCTTCTCGACTATCTGATTTTGAACTGCCCAGTCATGGAGCATGGTAAGAAGATTGCCAAGCTTAGTGATAAAGCCTCCAATAGGGCCTGCCAGAGCGTTAAATATGGCTCCAAGTCCTTTAAAGACTGTTCCAAGAAGCCTCTTTCCAACGCTAAGTAGCAGGGAAAAGACAGAGAATATACCACGAAATGCGTTGCCAATATTTTCTGCGTTCTTCAGAGCAAATCTCCTAAGCGCTTTAGACGCATCGTTTATCGCTCTTGCGATATTGTAGATCATATCTCCGGTAGCCGGCGGAAACACATCGTTCCACGCGCCTTTAATAGACCCCGCAATCTTCTTAAACGCAAATATGCTCGTTACAATCGAATCAAAGAGGAGTTCTCTGCCGCTCTTTTTAAGTGATTTTGAATCCACTTTGTCGAGAATGTTGTCAAACTCGCCTGAGGTTCCTTTCATGGACTCCTCAAGCCCGACATTAGCGGCGGCCTGCTCTCTGATAGCATCAGTAACATTCCACGAATTTCCGGCAAGCTTGTACAGTTCGTTTACATACGCCTGAACTTTCTCACCGTCAAATCCTTCTTCGTTAAGCTGAGCAATTCGCTGTGGCATGTCGTTGCCAAAATCGCCCTTGATAACACGATCAGCAGCCTCGTTAATCTCGTCGAGGCTCTTACTCATACCCTCGCCGTCAACGCCCTCACTGTTAAGCTTCTTAACAGCACTGGAGAGCATGTCGGTGCTAAGCCATCCCTCTTTTAACGAGTTCATGAACCCGACGAAGTTATCCGATTCGAACGCAACGCCGTTGGCCTTCCCAACCTCCATAAGCTCCTTGTAAAGGAGTTTTGTCTGTCTTGTAGAAAGGTCAAGGTTCTTCCAGTACTCAGCCGTTACGGCCTCTGTAGGCTTACCAAGACCCTCTTTAAGAAGGTTGTTTCTTGCCTTTGCCTGAGCGTCTATAATACCGCCAAAGGTATCAGAAAGCAGGGTAAAGAGCTGTTTTGACTCATCAAAGTCACCAATCAAAAGCTCCCATGTCTGCGCCCAGCCAGAGCCTGCTGCTTCCTGCAAAGTGTCGATAAGCTGAGTAAATGTCTTAACCTCAGTCGCAGCTTTAGATGCTTTCTGTCCAAGCTCCGTTGTTTCGTCGGCGTATTTGCCAAGAGCTGTAGTAAGAACATCAGATGTCATCCACTGCGCTGACAAAGAATCATTAAACATCTTTGTTGCGTCAAACAGTTCAGACACATGGCCATTCATGTCTGTTGTAACGGACTGATACTCCTCACCTACTTTAGTGACTGTGCCAAGCTCAACTGCTGTATCGATAAGTGTCTGTTTGAAATCAACCGTCGCCATGTTGGCATTCTCGATTGATTTCCAGTCGATTAACTTTACATAGCCAGAAGACAGTGCCTGAGCGAAGTTATACATCGCGTGAGACGCCTGCTGAGAGTTAGCGCCCGCAAGAGCTGCCTCGTTCGAAATACCCTGAATTGCAGCAACTGCCGTATCAAGGTCAACACCGGCATTTGTAAACTTACCGATATTAGACGTCATATCCGAGAAAGAATAAATCGTCTTATCGGCGTAAGTGTTCAGCTCGTCAAGTTTCTGGTTGACCATGTCAAGGGTTACAGGAAGACCCTCTTTAGTCTTTGCGCCCATAAGGATCGTCTGCACTGACCCCATTTTGAGCTCGTACTCTTTAAAGCCATCCTGAACAGGCTTTGATGTGAACATCTGGGCGTACTGCATCGTAGTCTGCTCGATCTGGGAGCCAATCCTTGAAAAGAACCCAAACGATACAGCGTCAAGCGCCGAAATGCCCTGTCTTGCGGTGTTTATACCCGCCGCCATCGGGTTAAAGTCAACCTTCTTTAGAGATGAATTAAAATTATCAAGGCCGTCTTTAGATGTAGTGAAATTAAGAGCTTCTTTAAGCTTCTGGATAGTTGACAGAGATGTCGCTGCGTTTCTCTCAAAATTACTATTCTCCAAACTCATCTCAACAACTTTAGAGTCAACGACAGCGCTGCTCGATCTGCTCATTTCACCACCTCCTCCCAGGCCTCTTTGGCAAGCTCATCAAAAATGGGCTGAAGAGCTGGATTTATGTAATCCCTTCCTTCAACCCATCCGCCAGTTCCGGTTCCGTGTCCGTACTGCAATATCAGAGCTATGTTTACATGATTGTTTATGTTTGAATTGTGGAACTCTATTACCGCCCTTCCCTTTTCTCTTACAATCTCATAAGACCAACTGGCCGCTGTAAGACCGGAGTCAACAGGGGTCGCGTTCTTTAAAGCTTCCACTCCTAATTTTCCGTATTTATTTAGAATTCCTACATCGAAATTCTCTTTAAGATGCTCAAGCCATCCGGTAACTTTACCGAAATCGCCGTTCTGTTTTATTTCAATCATCAGCTCATCCTCTCATGTTATGCTTGGCCTTTCTTGCGGCATTTAAAGCCTTGTTTTGAGCCATGATTTCTCGCTTTGACATCTTCTTCTTCGGTTTGTTTTCTTCGCCGCAAACCCGAATAAGCATGATGAGCCTGTTTATATGCCACTTCTCAAATTCTGCAGGAATGTTAAACTGCACCATCCAGCAATAAATAAGCTCAGAAGTTACTTTTTGTGTCCTGCTTCTTTTCCCGTCATCCGTAATCACGGTCGCCGTCATCGGATCGTTGATATAATCATTAATCTTACTTATGTCATCTGCTGTTAAGAGATTTATATAAAAAGACTTCTCGTCGATTTCCCGATTCAGGATCATGCATCTTATATAATCAAGGGTTTGCTCATTTGTTTTCTCACTGTCAAAAAATGGAATATGCCACTTGGCCTCCCATTTAGAGATGGAGATGAGCGAATGCTCAAGATAAAGCGTCGTAGCTTTGACCGTTCCAAAGTGCTCTGTCTTCTCATCGAAATACTCCCTTTCGGGAATATCAATTCTAAGCACACGCTCACCTCCTTTTAATTTAGCCTACTACTTCTCCAGTTACCTTCTCGATCAGCTCAGGATTTGCCTCTGCTTTAGCAATCTCGCCGGCAATAGTGCTTGCAAACTTCGCCGGGAAGATGTTGATCATGAAGTCCTTAACAGTGTTGACATCGCCTTTGTACATGATGTCGTCCATCAGCTGCGCAAAAGCCGCAGAGCAGGCGAAGTTCTCAGTGATCTCTTTGTTCTTCTTAAACACCTTACCGTCTTCGCTCTTTTCGCCGTAAGCGGCAATGATCAGCGCCTGCAGAGCCTCAAGCATCTGAAGGTTATCCTTAGTCGCGATCAGGTTTGCAAGGCTCTTCTCGCTGAAAGACGGATTGTTATCCAGAAAATTCCTAAGCTGGGGCTCGGTGAAGTTGAAATATAATTCTTCTTCTCTCTCGTGCCCGTCAAAGTCCTCGTACTTCTGCTTGATTTTAAACATATAATTCTCCTTTCTTTAAAAAAGAGACCCTAGTAATCTACCAGGGCCTCAGAGCAGCTTATTTTGATTTCAATTTAACCCGGCAGGAACAAGGTCGTTCTTTGGATACGCCTTCTCTGACGGGTAACTCAAGGGGTTGTTGATGCCGCGAAGTGAGCAGCAACTTCGTCCGGAAGAGGCAGACGGCCGGTGGTTCCTTCAGCTCCGCCGGTACCATCAGTTCCGTACAGAATATCAAGGAAAGCATCCAGCTTATCCTTATCGACCTTCGTGGAGTCGATAACGACCGTTGCGGTCGGCTTCATGCCTTTGGTAGTAACTTCTGCCGGAGTCGTGGAGATCTCCCAGCTCGGGTTTGCAGCTTCCGGAGAGTCATTAACGGTCGCATGAGCTCTCTCAGAGGGAGATGCCTGGCAGTTGTATACAAGGTGGAGCTTGTAACCTTTCTCAGTACCCTCAGTATCGCTGCCGATAAGTGTTCTGTAGCAAAGGCCGAACAGGCGGCGAGACTGCTGTCCGATGTATACACCGGGAGCAATTTCCTTAGATCCGTCGCACTCTTCGAACTGATCCGGATAAGAGTATGCCTCCAGAGTACCTCCAAACTCCTCAGCACTCATCAGGTTCAGGTACTTGATGTTGTCAGCCCACAGAGCGGTCGGCTCTGCGCCGGACGGGCTCTCGTTGAACGCGGTGATGCCGTTCCAGGCGACTGCGTCCTTAAACGTCTTCGACGTCTTGTCGTAAAGATACAGGACCATATGGTCTACACCAGTTTCATAAATTCTTTCGCCAGTCTTGTCCCATACAAGTTTAGCCATAATATTACCTCCTTAGTAATATAAGATGTAGATTGTGTGATTGAGATTGTCCGCCTGGTAAGAACGATTAAAGCGTATGCCGGGTATTGTCGACACACGCTTTGAAATCTCGCTATCAGGATCTCTGTCAATCACGGTAATTTGGTACGCGGTATGCTGCAGATACACAAGATTGTCAGCAGCCACGTTATCTATGTCGTATAAGTTGTACCTTATACACGGGTATTGCATCACAAGCGATGCCGGCGGTTGGAAGTACACATTTCTTGATCCGAGCACTTCGCAAAGAAGCTCATGGAGTTTAAGCCTCCGGTCCATTGTACACACCTCCCGCCGATAGAATGAGTCTTGGGCTCTGAACGGTAACGGTTGCTACCTTCCATTTAGTGCCCATAAACTCAACGTACTTAATGTTGTGGAAATTCTCGTTTGCGTAGGCATCAGCGACAATACTAAACTCATTCGAGATGTTAATATCGTCCAAAACCTTATCCTGGCCAGATTCATGGCGTCTGGAATTGCGTATAATGTCGCCGTAGTAAGGTCTTGCGACCATGCTGTCTTCCCAGACACCCGGCCTTATTTCAGATACCGTAGCAAACCCGACGTTCCCGTAAAATCTGGCCATAGTTCCACCTCATTTTGATTCCATTACCGCTACGCCGGAATAAGCTCCTCCGAAGGGAAGAGCTCGTCCGACGGATAATTATGCGATAATGGCTTTACGCGTTTGGGCTTGCTGTGATCGCTCCGGTAGCCTTGGTGTAAGTCAGGGTGTAAGACTCGCAAACAGCGGTAACTGTGCCTGCAACCTTATTCTCAGAAGCCTTCGTAATAACCTCGAACTCGCCGTCCACATCCACGATCTGGCCAACGAAATCCTCGCCAAGCAGGAGCTTGTTGATGGAATTGACGGTTGCAGTATTGCCGTCAACAGTAACCTTGATCTGAAAATCCCCAGTTTCTCTTCTAAGTCTCATATTTTTCCCTCCTTAAGGTTGTGTGTTTTTCTCAGGAACCGATTGCTGTCTGAGAGTCAAAGTCAGAGTCGCCAACGATCTTGCTGGTACGACCAGTTGTGCTATTCGCATACAGAGTGATCGCGGAGAACGGCTTCATCAGGGAACCGGAGCAGCGGGTCTCAATCAGATACTTCATCTGGTTGTAGTCGATATCGAAATCGTCGAACATGTTGATGGATCCGCCCTTGTCGGCGCCAACGCTGTAGTCTGCCAGGTTGACAATGATAGCCAGGATCTCCTTGCCGCTGTAGGAAGCTCTCGCCATGACCTCATCCGGGATCGTCACGATGCGGGAAACACGGCACTTGGTTGCCAGTTCACCTTCGGTCTTGTACAGCGGGTGCTTCTGGGTGTCCTCAAGGAGCAGCATCTCGCAGAGCA